TACTAATATACCGGGACTCCAAAACTGGAGTACTTTGGCTCACGCAAAGAAGCAATATTAAAAAATATATTCTCACTATAGAAAGTTTAAATAATGAAACGTAACAAATATTCAAAACCATTCCACGCGCAGCAATCTGCTGCGATGTCCACCTGTATCACGGTTTCACAAGACGAGTGTCGCGGCGATGCCGAAAAAATGGTGAGGAAATTCTGTAAAAAAGTAAAACGCAGCGGAATCTTGGATGAAGCTCGCGACCGCCGGACCTTTAAAAAGGGCTGTGAGAAGAACTCTGAGCGCAAGGCGGCGAAAAAAAGATTAATGATGAAAGTCAATAAAAAAAGAGACGAACTATTTAACTTTAGCAGCACCCGCGGCAAGAGGAGATAACCATGGCCATTTCACCGGACCAGACAAACTATTACACAGGACCTCAAGTAGGACTCGGGAACACTCCGTCCTACCAGGCTTCTGGTGGACCGTTTGTGACCGGATCGCTCCTCGCGCCATTCGAAGAGATCCGGATTAATTTTCCCACCGTCACTAAAGAAATTGTTCTTTTCCCCACCGACGAGAACGAAACCGTGTATTTGAGTTTCGCACCAAGTGGGTCGGATCGGGTCCAGACGGGGATGCACATGATCCAGTTCCCGCAAAACTTGAACGGCATCCAGGCAGCCTCTGTGGTGCTCAACATCAAGACCGACCGGGTATACGTCTCAAGTCCCATGGGAGCCCCGGTGCAAGGCTGGAACCTATATGCGGCGATAACCGGGATTAACGTCTCTAATATGTATACTCTCACGGGCTCGGGAATTACGGACTAATACTTTACAGGTCGTTTAAACGATCAAGAGACTATTTAATTTTGATGCAAAGCATCGAAAAGAAGAGGAATTATATATGTCCAGTATGCTTGAAGAGGCCATTGTTGACGCCAAAGCTCTCCGCGAAGCTGCGCTAAAGAATGCAGAAGCTGCGGTAGTCGAAAAATATTCTACAGAAGTGAAGTCAGCGGTAAGCCGCCTTTTGTCGGAACAGGACCCATTGGGATTGGAAGATGATCCTCTGGAAGATGCGATAGTGACTGATGCGCCAGAATTAGATCAAGCAGAGGGAGAGGTTTCCTCCACAACCATGGAGCAGGTACCTATGGCTCACTTAGAGGACGAAGGCATTGTCGAAGTGGATTTGGATAATATCCTCGCAGCCGCGGCGGAAGCCCCAGACGATGATTTCTCCGAAGACTTAGGCGACGTGGCCGACAACATAGACATTAACTTAGAAGACGAGGAAGCTCAAGTGGATCTGGACGATGACTCGGCTATGAATGTCCCTGGGAATCGTCACGATGATGAAATTGAGATTAATGAAGCCGAACTTGTCAACATCTTTAAAGAGATGATGGTAGTTGATATCCCCCAGGTCGAACTGGATCGCGCCGAAGAGGCGTTGAGCCAAGACCAGAAAGAGGAAGACGAGGGCAGTCTTTATGTTTATACCGATGGTATGGAAGAAGAAGATATCAAGCACCTTCAAAAAGTCTCTGCTGAAAATGACAGACTTCAAAACGAAAATAAAGTTATTACTAAAATTCTACAAAAAATGAAAGGCAAACTGCAAGAAACTAATCTTCAGAATGCCAGGTTACTATATGCGAACCGTGTCCTAACTGATCCCTCTCTGAATGAGCAGCAAAAAAATAAAGTTGTTGATATGGTCGGGAAAGCAACGTCCGTAGAAGAAGCGAAGATGATGTACGAAACTCTTCAAAAGACATTGGCGGGCGGTTCTAACACCGCTCCCGCACAATCTTTGTCTGAAGTGATTACCCGTACTTCTTCTGTGGTTCTTGGTGGTGCGCGCAATGAGCGTCCCACCTCTACTGATAGCGATCCCACCTATAATCGCTGGGCTACACTCGCTGGAATGAACAAATAAGACAATTCTAAGGAGAATATTAAAATGTCTGTAATTGAAACCCTAACAGAAGGCATCAGAGCACGCTCTCTTGCCAACGAGGGTGAAGCTCTTCTCGGCAAGTGGGAACAGACCGGTCTTTTGGAAGGTCTCGACGACGTTACTCGTAGTAACATGTCGCGTCTTCTGGAAAACCAAGCTGCTCAACTGCTTAAAGAAACCAGCACAATGGCTGCTGGTGACGTCGAAGGCTTTGCCTCGGTTGCTTTCCCAATTGTTCGCCGTGTTTTCGGCAACCTTTTGGCCCAGGACCTTGTGTCGGTCCAACCGATGAGCCTCCCCAGTGGACTCATCTTCTTCCTCGACTTCCAATACGATGGTTCGGCAGCAATGACGACTGTCAATGGTATTACTGCTCGTTTGGCTAACCGTTCTAGCGGTTCGCTCTATGGTGGTGGCGTTGTCGGTCAACAGATCACCGGTGGTGTGGATTTGAGCAATCGCCTCGGCGAATCCAGCTTTTATAGCCTCAATAATGGCTTTGCTGGACCGACTGGTTCGAGCGTTCAGGCTGTCAACGTTGATGCCTCTGGTACATACGGCGATGCAGCTTCGAGCCCCGGCGGCGCGCTCTTCGACGTTCTCCGTGGCGATCCCGTTTTTGTTTCGGGCGCTCTCGGAACTGGCAGCCCCTATGTTGTTCTCTCCTCAGCCGTACCGGCTGGGCTGAACCTCAAGGATTTTGTTGCCATTTGTGTTTCGGGTACTGAAGGTCCCGACGGAACACTCAACACGGGCGGCTTCCAAGTACGCCGCTTGACGGAATACTCTGGTAGCTCGACAACCGTGCTTCGCATGGTCTTGACCAGTACTGGTGAAGATTGTAATGCGCTGGCAACGTCTGCTGCTACTCTGGTCGGTATTCGCTTCCCGCTGGATGACACGTGGTCACAGGGTGGAGCCATTGGTTCTGTCATGGGCACCGCGCCGTGGCAGTTGGAAAACAACACGAACCTTCCCCAGATCGACATTAAGATCGATTCGGTGGCGGTGACTGCTAACACCAAGAAGCTCAAGGCTAAGTGGAGCCCTGAACTTGCTCAGGATTTGAATGCTTATCACAACCTCGACGCCGAAGTTGAATTGACAAGTATTTTGTCTGAGCAGATTGCTCTTGAAATCGATCAAGAGATTCTTGCAGACCTGATCAATGGTGCGACCGCCGGTACATTGTACTGGAGCCGTAGCCCAGGTAAGTTCCTTAACGCTGAAACAGGTGCTCTGTTGAACACGACACAATATCCGGATTTCACCGGCAACGTGTCCGAATGGTACGAAACGTGCCTGGAACGTGTGAACGACGTGAGTGCTCGCATTCACCGTAAGACCCTGCGTGGTGGCGCAAACTTCTTAGTTTGCTCTCCCGAAGTGGCAAACATCCTTGAATTCACCAGCGGCTTCCGTGCTTCGGCAGCCGTCGATGATGACAAGGGTAGCTGGGGTGTTCATAAGGTTGGTTCGATCAGCCGTAAGATGGACATTCACGTAGATCCTTACTTCCCGCGGAATCTGATTCTCGTGGGTCGCCGAGGCAGCAGCTTCCTTGAAAGCGGCTATGTCTACGCCCCGTATGTGCCGCTGCAAGTCACGCCCACAATCTTTGGACCGGAAGATTTCGTGCCCCGTAAGGGTGTCATGACTCGCTACGCGAAGAAGATGGTGAGACCTGACATGTACGGTCTAGTTGTTGTTGCGGACTTGGTGTAAACGATATAATCGTTCACTCAAGTGAATAACACTGAAGGGAACCTCGTCCTAGTGGCGGGGTTTTCTTTTGTGTTTTTCTTTTACCCGAAAGTTTGGGAAAGTAAAAAACTATTTATAGGGTAGCGAGGATTTATAATGCCATTAAACTTACAACCGAAGAGTGTTCAAAGTGCCGTTGTCTTACCGGCTACCGGAACAGCATCACAAGTTGCGACAGCTTTAGCCTACGGAATTTATAGCACCCCCGCTTTTATCAGTGGTGCAGTGGATCAAGTGGCTCACACTTATAACAAGCTTGGTGGGAATGTCCTTGATTTAGAAATTCAGCCCCGCAATGTTTACAGTGCCTATGAGGAGGCTTGCCTCGAATATTCTTATCTCATCAATTCGCATCAGTCCAAAAATGTACTGTTTGAATTGCTTGGAGCTACAACAGGTTCGTTTGATCAGGATGGTGAGTTTACAGCATATGCCGATGGGATAACATCATCACCTCAGTTAAAGTATCCTAAGTTTCAGTTACGATACCTGACCACGATGGGGAAAGCTAATAGTACCCATATTGGGGTAGGGGCATCCGACACTATTTATTCGGCTTCTTTTACTACCCAAATAGACAAACAAGATTATGACCTTCAAGGAATTATCTATACAGCCTCTCTTGACCCAGCATCGGACTTTTATAATCAGGTGGGTGATCGAGCTATTAATGTCATCAGGGTTTATTATAAAACTCCGTCCGTGATGTGGAACTTTTTCGGTGGGTACCCAGTCGGAACCGTAGGCAATCTTTCCACTTATGGTATGTACGCGGACGACAGCACGTTCCAACTTGTGCCTGCGTGGCAGAATGTTTTGCAAGCTTACACCTTTGAGGAAGATATGCACGTCCGCGCATCTCATTATTCATTCCGCATTAATAACAATTATTTACGGCTCTTCCCAACGCCGGATAATGATCCTACTAAATTCTGGGTCGATTTTAGACCATGGGACGATCCCATGAAAGACGATCCTACCCGGAAATATGGGGTCGAGGGAATCAATAATGTCAATACGTTACCTTTTCCTAATATTCCCTACATGAATATCAACAGTATTGGTAAGCAGTGGATTCGGCGCTATGCATTAGCTTTAGCCAAAGAGACATTGGGGCAGGTACGGTCCAAGCTGGCCGCCATCCCCATCCCCAATGCTGAAGTCACCCTCAACGGTCCAGCCTTGGTAACTGAAGCTAAAGAAGAGCAGGTAGCTCTACGCGATGAATTGAAAGCTGTATTAGACGAGATGGTCTATTCGGTTCTCGCTGAAAAAGAGATGAGTCTTCAAAACAGTCTGACCGATGCCGCCAGTAAGGTACCCGTCGGCATTTTCGTGGGTTAAATAAATGGCAAGCCAGAACAGATGGTCACAGCCCCTCCAGCCGCCACCCCCTTTATTTGTCGGTGCTGCCGAACGTAATTTTGTTAAACAGATTAACGATGAAGTTATCGAAAAGGTCATCGGGCAACAAATATTATATTTCCCTGTCGATGTCGATCGGACAAATTATAACTTTTATGGTGAGGCAGTGGAGAAAAACTTCTTATCGCCACTCCGTGTTTATTGCTTGACTGCATATACCGAGTCGGAGCGTGTACAGGGAGTATACGGCTATGATAATGTACGTATGATAGAATCTCGGTTTAATGATCGCCGTATTTCTCAGGATCAGGACCTGTACCTCCGCATTGGGGATTTTGTACAGTATGATGAGACCTTTTTTGAGATTATAGACGTCGCAGCTTCGGCTAAAAATCTATTTGGGCAGGATACGGGCTTTGCAGATGGGTATATGCAGTCACGCAGCATCACATGCCGTGAAGCTCGTCTCGGACTCTTTGACCCTGGATCGGTGCTCGGTGGAGTTAGCCGCGGCGCACTAGGATCATCGGGGAAATAAGCTATGCCAAAACGTACTATATTAAATCAAGACCTGCGCGCAACATACCCTCTTAGTCCTTCCACGATTGAAGACATTGACCAGGCATTATATAATTACTTGAACGATGATTTGACTATTAGTTGCACGAGCAACAAAGGCTTCAGCAAAGTACCGATTATTTTCGCCAGCCCTGAGCGATCCTTTGCGATCAAGGAACAGCGGGACCTGAGATCTAATGATCGAGTGTTGGAATATCCTTTGATCGCTATTGTTCGGGGAAATATGGTTAAAAATCCTCAAAACAAGGGGCGTTATGGGGTGTATATTCCTCCATACTATGACTACTACAATAGGAAAGCTTCTATTCCTATTGCACGCCGAGTCATGCAAGAAAAGACCAGAGAGAGGGCTAACGCAACTGCCCTCCGGCGTTTTGGCAATGGAACTGACAGGACTTATGAGACATTTCCATTCGATAACCAAAAAATTGTTTATGAGACATTAATGGTGCCTTATCCGACTTTTATTGAAATTGAGTATGAAGTTAAATTGATTTCCTCTTACCAACAGCAAATGAACGAGATGCTTGCACCTGTCTTAAGTCAGTTCTCTACACCGGCTGTTTTCTCTATCAAACATGAGGGGAACACATACGAAGCTTTTGTTAATGAATCGTTCGCCAACGAGAGTAATAACGCTGAACTTCAGACCGCCGAGCGTCTTTTCAAGACGACTATTACTATTAAAGTGTTGGGACACCTTGTGGGGGCAGATGTCAACCAAGAAACCCCGAATGTAGTGGTGAGGGAATCGGCTGCCGAAGTAACGATTGGTCGCGAGAGAACAGTGGTGGGTGATGATCCGGAATTTAAACCGGGACGTAAAGATAAATATAGACGCTAACCAATCTCGGATATTGGTGGGTGTTTGGTTTTGTGACTGACTATTTATTAGTAGCATTTGGTATACTTGTGCTAATATACACGCGTTTTTAAAGAGGAGAAGAATTTTCCATGGCTGATAACTCTTCAAGAAGATTTAAGTTTATTTCCCCCGGTGTGTTTGTGGAGGAGATTGACAACTCTCAGTTGCCTGATCTCCCTACCGCCGTTGGACCGATTGTTATTGGACGGGCTGCTAAAGGACCGGCGAATATCCCTGTCACAGTGAGTTCGTTTTCCGACTTTGTGCAAACGTTTGGGAACCCTGTTCCCGGCGGCAAGTCTGGGGATGTCTGGCGCATCGGCGATGACAGCGCCCCCACTTATGCCCCTTTTGCGGCTAAGGCGTGGTTGACCAATAACGGACCCGTTACCTTCATGCGAGTTCTCGGCGACGAATCTGATCAAGCAACAACCGCTGGCAAAGCCGGCTGGAAAGTGGGCACAGCAGGAGCCACTGATGAAGGCGCTGACTCGGGTGGGGTTTATGCCCTCGTCGTTTGGCCCTCAGGCAGTATTAGCACTAAGGCACCGACCCTCGTGGGCGGCGCTGTGGCGGCTCAAATTTATGTGGATCAAGGTCGCGCCCTTCTGTCGGGAACCTTGGCGGTTGGCGGAGCGGTTGCAGCTACGGGAGAAAACGGATCTACACTTATAGAAGTTCCGAACATTGATAGCTTTACTCTCCATTTTACGGGAAGTAATCTTTCTAAGAAAGCCACCGTCAGTCTAAACCCAGAGAGCGAAAACTTTATCCGGAAGGTTCTCAACACGAATCCGACGATTACAAATGCTGCTATTACTACAGCGGCAACGCAGGACTATTACCAGGGTGGAAAGTATTTTCTCGGAGAGTCCTTCGAGAGATCTCTGAGCGCACAAGGGACAAACTCTATTGGGGTTTTGTCCGCCGATATTACTTCTGGAAAGCTTCACGCTGCCTTGTTCCCCATGGCAGTTCCCACCGGAAGTTTCACCTCTCAACAAAATGACTTTGAAGGTGCAGCTATTCGCGGCAGCACCGGCTGGTTTATCTCGCAAGATCTGAGCAATAATAACACTTCATATTACGCCAGTGAGATGCAGAAACTTTTCCGCCTGGAGGCTTTGACCGCCGGCGAAAGTGTACAACGTCAGGTTAAGATATCTGTCTCGAACATTAAAGCACCAGAAGGAGACTACCAATCTTATGGCTCCTTCTCTATTCTTGTAAGACGATTGGGCGATAGCGATACATCCCCACAGGTCATCGAGCGTTTTGATAACCTTAATCTTAACCCCGCGTCTGCTGATTATATTGCGAAGCAAATCGGCGATCGCTATCAACGCTATGATAAGACCAATCTTCGCAACGTAGAATACGGTCAATACGCTAATCAGTCCAACTATGTCCGCGTAGTGATGGACGAGGATGTGGAAGCCGGCTCAGGCGAGCCGCGCTGGTTGCCTTTCGGTATGTGGGGTCCTCCTAAATACCGTGATGTCGGTGTGGTCTCTGGATCATCGGGCTGGTCGGAGTCAGTCTCCACTCCAGTCTCCGGTGTTCTTGCCGCAGTCAACACCATGCTTGCAGGCGGATCGTCAGTCACATTTGGTCTGGCGGGTCATTCCTTTGCCTCGTCCGACATCTTAGAAACAGACGACGCCACCGGATTTAGCGGCTCTATTACTTTCCCCACAGTTCCTCTGCGGCAGCTTAGTACATGGGGTACGCCGCGTTCCCTGCGCAATTGCTACTGGGGTGCATGGACCGGTCGCGCAGCTAATGAGACTTTTTATAGCAGCCAGTTGCCGGATCTTCTGCGCGCCCGATCATTCGATGTGCAAAGCAGCGGAGAAAGTGCCAATCCAGCCGCTACTACTTATGATATCCAAGGACAGACGAGCGCCAGCATGGGCAGCAGCGCCATTGTTACCTCGTGGGTCTTCTCACTCGATGACGTCTCCGGCTCTGCCGCGGACGGTTATACCTTTGCTGCCGGACAACGACGGTCGGGAACCAGTTTGTCGGCTCCTTCGGGATCGTCCTACAAGACGGTACTGGCGGCAGGTGTTGATCGCTTTAACGTGCTCTTGCATGGTGGGACGAGCGGATATAATATTACCGAACGCGAACCCTTCCGCAACAGTGCCATTTCGACAACGGATGAAAAAGCTTCTTATGAGCTATTCTCCTTGCGTAAGGCGCTTAACATTGTTTCCGATCCGGACTATGTGCAGGGCAATGCTCTCACTATTCCGGGCGTTACCAAGGCTACGGTCACTGACTATCTGCTGGAAATAGCCGAAGAGCGTGCCGATGTCTTGGGAATCGTGGATATCGAAGATGCGTACACACCTGATACGGAAACCAACCTGGGGCAATATGCTGCTAATGAAGCAAACACTCCAGCCGCGGCTGTGAACACAATGCAACAACGCTCCATTAACAACAGTTATGGCGCAACGTATTATCCATGGGTGCGTATCTTGGATACGAATACTAACCAGAGCCTCTGGGCACCTCCGAGCGTTGCAGCTTTGGGAGTCCTTTCCAGTACGGATAGGCTTCAAGCTCCTTGGTTTGCGCCTGCTGGGTTCACCCGCGGTGGCTTGAGTGAAGGCGCTGCCGGCTTGCCGGTGCTGGATGTCTCTCAACGCTTGTCGTCAGACCAGAGAGATTCGTTGTATGAAACAAATATTAATCCCATCGCCAAGTTCCCGGCCGAAGGTATTGTAATCTTCGGACAGAAAACCTTGCAACAAACTGCAACTGCTCTGGACCGTATCAATGTCCGACGCCTGATGATTTATCTCAAGCGCGAGATCTCATTCATCGCTTCGCGACTGCTCTTTAGTCCTAACACTCAAGACACTTGGGACAGGTTCTTAGGGCAGGCATCTCCATTGCTGGAGAGTGTCAAAGCTGAATACGGCATCGAAGACTTCCGACTTGTGTTGGATGATGCCACCACCACTCCGGACTTGATTGACCGGAACATAATCTACGCTAAGTTGCTTGTTAAGCCGACACGTGCTGTTGAGTTCTTCGCCATCGACTTTGTAGTTACAAATAGCGGAGCCGCTTTCGAGGATTAATCGTAGAGCGATACTAAATATATTAGGGAGTATGTAAGACAATGGCAGAACTATTTTGGAATGACGTGCGGACAGAGCCAAAACGCCGGTTTCGATTTGAACTTAAGTTTAGCAGCCGTTCATCCGGCGGACAAGGAGCAATCCCGGTTTGGACCGTGAAGACGGCAACTAAGCCTAAAGCCAATGTCTCCCTGATTGAGCACCAGTATATTGATCACACCTTCAAGTATCCGGGACGTGTTACTTGGGATCCGATTACTATCACTTTGGTTGATCCTGTGCATCCTGATTTGTCTTTTGCCTTCTTGGATGTTCTCGGCGCAAGTGGATATAAGTTCCCTACAACTGCTGCTCAATCAAAAGCCAGTTTAAGTAAGCGTAAGTTTACGGAGCAAATCGGGCAAGTCTTTATTGATCAGATCAACGAGGACGGCAAGATTATCGAAAGATGGGCTCTTCAAAATCCTTTCATTACGAGCGTTGATTTCGGCGGCTCGTTGGATTATACCTCCGATGAAATGAATGAAGTAACTATTGAAATGCAGTTCGATTGGGCAAAACTGGAGATCTCGGGTGCAGGACGCGGCTCCGGCGCAGCCGGCGGCTGAGAACACCCCCCGAGCTACTCCCACTTAAACATTTTCTCCAGCTATGATATAGTGGAGAAAAGAAAGGTTCTATAAATGAGTCGTAATCAAAACCGGACAGGGCTTCCCGAAGATGCTTTCGAGCACCAAGAGGAAAGCCCTGCTCCAATTGTAACTAACCCTCCGGGCACTCCTCAAGCCGCGGCAAACACCCCAGCCTTTAATTGGGCCACACCAACTGAATTTGTGAAATTGCCCAGCGGCGGGATGTTTTACCCCGCCGGACATCCGTTGCATAACGTAGACATGATAGAAATACGGTATATGACGGCAAAAGAAGAAGACATTCTTACTTCCCGCTCTCTTCTTAAGGAAGGACTGGCGTTGGATCGGATGCTCCAAAACTTGTTCATTGATTCGTCTATTCAGGTAGGGGATCTTTTGGTAGGCGATAAGAATGCCCTACTGGTGGCGGCTCGACGTACGGGCTACGGGGCGATGTATGATACAAAGGTCGAGTGTCCCTCTTGTAATGTTACAGACGAGTTCAGCTTTGATCTCGAAGATCCTCCTATTAATAACTTCCGAGAAGCTATCGAAAGCGATAACGGGGTTACCTTAACCGACGATCAGACCTTCGTCATAACACTGCCTATGACGGAAGTCACCGTAGAATGCCGGCTTCTTTTTGGTAGCGATGAACTTGCTTTGGCGAAACAAGCGGAGCGCAAAAGCAAGCGCAAGCAGGACGACACCACCACCACCGATATTTTCCGTGCCTACATTGTTAGTGTTAACGGAGATCCATCCCCAATCATGAAAGAAACACTTATCCAGAATATGCCGGCGCGAGATGCCCGGTACCTCCGGAGAACGTACGTGTCCTTTGTTCCTAACATTGACATGACTCAGAATTATGTTTGCACCAACTGCGGACATGAAGCGGACATGGAGGTTCCGCTCGGCGTGGACTTTTTTTGGCCTGAATGATGAGTACCTTCAAACAGTCTATAACCAACTTTTTGACTTAAAATATTTTGGGGGGTGGAGTTTTTTCGAATCCTATAACCTCCCTATTCGGATGCGTTTATGGTTCCTTGAAAAGCTCCATGAACAAAAAACCCATGAAGTAGAACAAATGAAAGCTGCCCAGCAAACCACGCGTGGCGGCCGCGGTCGTCAATATACTTAAAATCTATGCTGCTGACTATTTAGAGATATAGTAGGAGGCTCTTCTATGAAGCCGGATTTTGAAAATGATGTGTTTGATCTAAATGATTTCAAGAATCAGCCCTTAAACGAGAACATTCTCCATGTCTTGGCTGCATGGATTGAGTATCTTTTATCCAAGATGTTCAAGGGTCGTCGAATCCCTGTTCGGGTCCGCGGCAACCGTATTGAGGTAGAACGTTTTACTGATGCTTTAGTGAACGAAAAGCGTTATATGGACTTTATCCGTAAATACGGGCTCGACGACCCCATGACCTACCAGCAAAAAGCGCGCCTGGACGTAGCCATTAAGCGTTTTGAACGCGAGTCAGGCATTAACTGGCCTATCCGCAATTAGGAAAACCAGTAGATGACTAACGGCAACAACGGTAACAACGGCAACAACAACGGTAATAACAACGGTAATAACAACGGCAACAATAATAATCCTCGACGACCGGTCAATCGCAACGAGACCGACCAAGAGAAAGCCGGTCGGCTGCTTAAACACATCCAGGCTCAAGAAAGACTTTTAGAGCTACAGGAAAAAGAGTATAAGTGGGGCGAGAAGAAACTCATACAAGATAAGAAAGCCCTGGAGGCGAAAGAGACCGATCTTCAGCTTAACGCTCAAGAGATCAAATCAGTAAATGTGTACCTCGAACTCTTAGCCCGCCAGAACGAGGCAAAAGCTAAGGGTATTGAATTATCGGACAAAGAGAAGGCAAGCCTCCTCGCTGCCCATGCCGCGCTTAAAGAAGCCGATAAAACATTAGTAGACCATATAGCTCACCAACGCGAACTAGTCACCGTATCCCAAGATAACGTCAAAGCCGCTCACGATATCAAAAAAGGGTGGGGAGCAACCGTCGATCTGTTCTCAACCCTCACCGGCGTCAACATGAGCCACCTGAAGAGTATGAAGGAGATCGCCAAAGAGTCGATTCGCCGAGCCCACGGACTGGACCAAGTGAACAAGTCATTGGCAACCCAAACAGGCTACACTCGCCATTTACAGAAGGACTTAGCTACCTTTTATAAGAGTTCCTCCCGCACGGGGCTCATGTACAAGGAACAGGGTCAACTTCTTGGAGAGTTGAGCAACGAATACAAGGATTATAATGCCTTGTCGAAGACTGCTCGCTTTGAGACTTTCGACCTCGCACGCAAGTTTAAAGTGCAGGGTGTAGAAGGCGCACTCTTCGGGAAAACATTAGATAAGATCAACCGTGGACTGGGAATCACTGGGACAGCCGGACTCAAAGCCGCAGCATCTTTTGAAAAGATTGCTATGAGAACCGGACGTCCCCTCGGCGCAGTCCTGAAAGACTTTAATGACCTTAACCCTCAGATGGCACGTTTTGGAGCGCAAGGTATTAAGGTATTCACCAGACTGCAAGAAGAAGCTCGTAAACTTGGCATGGAATCGAAACAGATTTTCGATGTGGCAGAGCTTTTTGATACCTTTGAAAGTGCAGCAGAGGCTGCCGGTAAGTTAAACGCCCAGTTTGGAACTCAGTTTGAGTCGGTTAATATGATGCATATGGATCATGCCGACCGGTTTAAGGCTCTGCGCGGCGAGTTTGATCGTACGGGCGTCGTCGTGAAGAATATGGGCAAACGACAGCTTCAGATGGTTGCCGATATCTTAAAGGTTGATCCCGAGACTGCCACCCGCATGTTTGGCGATCCCATGGAATTGCGCAGAATCCAAAAGGAAACACTAATAAACGAGAAACGTCAGGCTGGATTCAAGACGGCAACAGAAAAAATGCAAATAGCTTACGAAAAATTCTATATGGCTTTCGCGCCGGCCGCGATCAAACTAGTGGACTGGCTTGGTCAGATGGCTGAAGCCGCGGATGATTTTTTCTCCAGTTCCTGGGGGAAAGGCATCGCCAGCGTCATACTGTTGACCAGCAAATTGCTGGTCCTCGGAGGAGCACTCAAAAGCATCGGCTGGGCGATCAAGGGGCTCAAAGTGTTGTTCAGCCCTCTAATCAGCGGGATGTCCGCACTCGGATCTAAACTTTCAGCCATATCAAAAGGCGCTGCTTTCTTCGGGAAGATAATAGGCGGCATCGCCAGCGGCGTGTTGCTGATTAAAGATGCTGCTCAATCTTTGGGTATAACCGGAGAAGAAGATAAGAAGCTGGCCCGTGCACGGCTGGCTGGTGGCTTGACCGGTGCCGCCACCGCCGGAGCAATAGGTGCGGGAGCCGGGGGCGTGGGAGCAATTCCTGCTGCTATGTTTGGCTATAGTGTTGGACGATCGGTCCCCGAACTTACAGGAGCCGTCAACGACGCGACGCTTGCGCCCGGACCCATCATACATGCAGCCGGAGTGAAGGGTCGCGCCGACGACCTCCGCATAACCGATGCCCAGGGAAGACTACTGCAATTAGGAACCTTTGGAGAAAATCGGGCAGGCAGAGGAAGAGAAAGTTCGGGAGGATCGAATCAATCCGGTCCTATCACCGTCAAAGAACTTACCCTCCCAATTACTTTAGAATTGGGAGGCACTCAACTTGACTTCATTGAGAAAGCAGTCGATGTCGTCCTTAATCCTATGTACGTGAGGGGGTAAGAAATGGCTAAGAAATTTCCACCTTTGGTACCTGGCACAACTGCGGTTGCTCAACATTATAGAAGCTCCATAAGCCAAGAGGCTAACAGTGCGAGGGCACAGAGTTCAAGGGCATGGCTCACGAACGACAAAACCCTCAGCGAGGTCAACGCTCGCGCCTCAACTGACTTAGGGGGGACACTTCCTGCCCCTCCGAAAGCTCCTTCTTTCTCTGATTATTTGCGCGCCGAATCCGAAAAAGTAGCTAATGATCGCTACAAGACCAGACTTAACGAACAAAGTAGTGGAATACCATTTAAGACATCAATGGATGAGACGGGGGATTACCTCGCGACGACTCGGGCCGGGCATGGAGATCTTCCGGGTGTTACGAACCTTGCTCGCCAACTTAAGCAAACGTTGACTATTACCCATATTGCCACAGGATTTCAGGTAGGGTTTCCCGCATTTTTGGATACCTTCAACGATGCTTATAATGCTGACTGGACCCAGGAGAGTGTCTTCGGTCGCATGGATCCTATTGCTACATTTAATGGTACGGAACGAACTCTTTCCTTGGGGTGGAACGTGCCGGCGGAGTCTTATATTGATGCAGAATTTAATCTGGGCGCAGTCAACCAACTCATCAGCTATCTATATCCCCTATATGAGGGCGACCGAACAAACGCCGCCACCGGTATTAATCAAAGTCCCCTGGTCCGGATTAGTTTTGGGAACCTTGTAATAAGTGCGGTCTCTGGGGATGGACTTTTAGGGTACTGCCGCGGCGTCACTTATGATCCGGCTATGGAATATGGTATGTTCAACGAAGTGACGTCCACGGGACCTCGATATTTCGCAAAAACATTTCGCTTGAATCTTGAACTCAAGGTGCTCCATGATCACAAATTGGGCTATCGGGTTAGTGACTCAACCAGGGATAAGATTGATGAAAAATATGATTGGGCTGAAGGGGTAACCCGCCGTCGTAACCGACAAACCATAACCACCTCTTATTCTTTTAATGACACCGAGGTGAAATGGAACAACTTTCCGTACCATACTCGGGTAGATGCCGGGACCTCTTCTCGCTCTACATCACGCCAGAATATTATTAATTCAGTCGAGCCCGACGCGCCCGATCCGGACGACAGCAGCGTCTTTGGAGAAATGATGGAGCGAGAAAGACTTGGAACTTTAAATGTCCGCAACGCTCTCTACTTCAACAAGATTACGAGGGAGGAGGCTGAGTTATTGTATCGACATCCAAGGATCGAGAAAGGGGAGTTGTTTAGGGACCCCAATTCAGCGACTGGTTGGAATAAGATGGATTATTCAGGATTATGACCAAGAAAATCAATTTACGAGCACAAAGAAAAGCGAAAGCTATAGCTACTAACATCGCCGGGGACTCAGACTACCGTCAAACCCTTCAGGCTGGACGAGATATCACCCGCAACGCCCGCACCGCCGCCGCCGCTCGGGAGGATCACGAAGACATAAACGGCCGTCCCATTCAGACCCGAGTTGCCGGGGCTCGCAACTTGGAGACTGTGGGACAGCAGCGTTTGTATATTGAACATGTGCCCACAGGCTTTACCGTTACCTTCCCTGCTTTCATAACAGCTTTCGGAGATGCCTATAATTCATCGTGGAATTCCGAAAAGGTGTACGGGCGGATGGATCCTATGGCAACCTTTATGCACACGAAGAGAGCTATATCACTTGCTTGGGAAGTTCCGGCTGAGTCTTATGAGCACGCCATGCGTAATTTATTTAAGATTAATAAGCTGATTAGTTTTTTGTACCCTCTATATGCCCAGTCATCGCGGGATAAGCCGGCTAATCCCCAGGATGCAATCGGGGTTATCAATCAGGACCCCATGTGGAAGGTAAAATTTGGAAATTTAATACAAAACTCTCAAACAGGTGGTGCACTTCTCGGCTTTGTTAACGGCATAACTATGGACCCTATGGTGGAGAATGGATTTTTTTACGGCATGACTCCCGAAGGAAAAGCCGAATATTACCCCAAAGCAATTCGGTTAAACTTTGAGTTTGTGGTGACCCATGAACACAGTTTGGGTTTTGAAGCGAGCACCGGTAAAAGAAAGCCAGTCAAGGTAAAGAGTATAGAGGATGGCATGTCCAGGACTCAAATAACCTATAGGTTTAATGACCCTAAGTTAAACTTTGGTAATTTTCCTTACGTGACTGATCAATTTGCTACTGCCGTGCGCAGCGAGGGGGCCACAGTGCCGGTGAACGCGGCGAGTGCCGTACCCGCGGATCTGCCCGAAGCGGGCAGCGCAGTGGAAGAGAGCCAGTTTCAGTCCTGGTTATGGCAGATTGACGTTGGTGAAGAGAAGCTCTCCATAGACACCATAAACGCAGGGCTCCGAGCCGGGCAGATCACCCCCCGCGAAAAATGGCAGCTTTACGAATTTGACCAGATAGTTAATTTGAGGCGAGGAACATCTTACATCGATTACGGCGACATCGACAAAACAGCAGCTTACGTCGCCATCACCACACGCACCCGGTCACAATACAACGCCTGGGTCAAAACGCAAGGACCCTTGTATAACCGTGGCGGCTGGATACCCCGTCCCTGATACCCTTTTAGATATTAATCCTACCAACTACGATGCGGAGATAAAACACCAATGGCTTATTCACGATATACAAAAATTCCTATCTTTCTCAATGCCACCGAAGGGTATCGAGATGCTCTTTTTGCCCAAAGGGGTGTTACACAGATTCAGCAATATGCCTCTCGTCCCATTAATTACCCGTCATTATTTGGCGCTTCCGCGCTGGCTGGAGACCCGCAGGTGTGGGGGGCCACGGATAAGTTGTATAATATTGCGTATGAACAGTATGGTACTCCTCAATATTGGTGGATTATTGCCTGGTTTAATCAGAAAGCTTCGGAGGCGGATTTTAAAGTAGGGGATATTTATTATGTCCCACGCCCCTTAGAACGAGTATTGGAGTACTTTTAGATGGCTCGACCCACAGGTAAAGCGCAGTCAAGATCTCCCAAGCCCAGCCAACTGTTATTGTTGAAGAACTTGTACAAGATTGTGAGTCATACCAGTGTGGTGTTGGATGCCGCACACTACGCCCGCGACGATGGCTTGACCACCTCCCTTCAGGGGTTTGATGATTCACGTGCGGATACACTCATAAACGGACTTTATCCTTATACCGAGGACCCCGATGTCCTCGTCTCTACTTTGGTCAATCCACCGATCGCCGGCGAGTTTGTCCATGCTTGTCCTAATGTGCTCTCGGTCTTAGAACCTCATATGCGGTTCTATATCCGCGATAACCAAGGCAACGAAGAAGAAGTTTATTTTGGGGATCACACCTCCGCCGCCCTTGCACGCAGCCTGGCCCAAACCCGGCGAAACGCCGGCACCTTAGACGAGGTTTTTGGACCCCGCCGCCCTGGCGGATCTAACGTAGGCATCAAGAGTTTTAGTTGGAACTATGATAATAAGCACGAAGGTGACCGTATCATTGGGGCTAACTTAGAATTATATTTTGGGTCATTGGTGGAACTTCTCAATATCAACTATTTAAAATTTCTTTTTACTAATGGGTTGCGGACTCCTCATGCAAAGCCCTTAGACGCCGAGTCGCGTAAGGCAGCCGATACTGAAGCGTCTCGTATTAAAGCCTTAGAGTCAAAAATTGCCGAGGCCATGAAGACGATCACCGACAGTAAAGCCGTCTCCACCAGTACCGATTTTAACGCGGGGTTAAAGAATGACTTTCGCCAACTCCGAGTCACCGTGGGGTGGGCTGTCCCAAAAGGAAGTCAGCGACAATTAATAAAACTGTTCCGCGGGAAAGATCAGGCTACTAAACGCCAAAAACTAAATAGGTTTCTGGAATCGGTTCAGGTTATGCAGCGGGTTATTATGCTAAATCTGGTGGATTATAATGTTAATTTCCAACAAGAGGGTCCCACTACTTTAAGTATTCAGTATGTGGGGAGTACCGATAATTATATTACAAGCCCTACCTCCGATGTCTTCGGGTCTCATAATACAAAAGATGATTTAATAAGCAAGGGTACCTCCATCCCGGTAGATGATATTAATCTTGAGGATGTGTGGGCTGACGGCTACCTCGCATCTATTGTAAGCAAAGGCAAAGGGAAGTCTGGCACCCCTCTCGTTAAAGGACCTGATGGTCAAACCCTGGCGACCGTTCGCGCCGCCAAGCTTATTGAGGAGACAGACATTTTAATGGACAAGTTAAGTCTATTACGGTTAAAGTATAAAGGCGCACCCGATCCCGACAATAATCACGAGGACATATTGAGATGGATGGGCCCCCTTGAAAGCGCCTACGACAAAGTGCAGAAAGCTCAGATGGCCGAAAGGTTAGAAGGTTTTTTGGGCTCGATGATCGATCGTCACAAGGTATTTGTAGGGACGGTGAAAGCCGACCCAGCGAAGTCTTTTGGGGCAAGCGAAACTGTCGAGGTGAGTAGTGCCCTTGCCCACAGCCGCGCCGAGTTGAAAGACCGACTCAAAGACTTGGTTAAGTCCTATGATACTGTCGATAGCTCGTCCAGCCCTGAACAGGCTGATACTATCTCCAAAGGGGCTGACGCCCCCACTGATGCAACGCGCCGCATTTATTTTGTGCGCCTGGGAGATTTAATTTCTACCGCTATGAAGAAAGCACAATTGCGTCATGACGTGAATCTCATTCTGGGGAGTTTCTCTCCATATGACTTGGGCATTCCAGGGTATGGCAGTGCTTCTGCCGACCGCTTCGAGGCCTTATATAACCTCCCAATCTCGATAGAATATGTAAGTCAATTTTTTTATGATAATGTAGTAGCTACTGGGGCTAAAACTTATCCCTTTAAGCGGTTCATAGATGATCTCATGAGCATGGTGGGTCGCCTGATGAACGAGGTGAGCGAATATCGCCTGCGCCTTATCTTTGATATGAGTCTCTATAGTAGTTTTTGGGACGTGCAGGAGCTTGATGATCATCAGAATATTCATATTTTAACGGAAGAAATGATCAAGTCTTTTCCGACTGCCTTAAAAAACAGGCAACTCACTGATAACGTGGCTGCCCCTATTTACAACTATTATGTGGTATTTGCACGGCAGGTCAACCACGCCACGCGCAAAGGGAATAGAAAGCAGGATGAAGATGATGGCGTCTTTCATTATATTATTGGAGCCGAGTGTGGGATAGCCAAAAAGTTTAATTTCCGGAAAATGGATCAAGCCCACTTCAAAGCCCTTAATATTGAGTCCGCTCACTATTCTTCTACTTCAGGTATGCAATCCTCCGCCGCCGCACGTGCTCTATTTTTGCCGCAGAATATCACCATCGACATGGTTGGCAACAGTATCCATAGGAATGGTGATTTGATCTATGTAGATAGTCGCATGGCACTTGGGGCTATGGGTAATGAAGTATTGGCTTTGGGGGGATATTATCGCGTGGTTAAATCTCAACACAATATTAGTGCCAAAGGTTACACTACTCAAATTGAGTGCGTCTTTGAAAAGAGGACAATGGGGTAGAATATTATGGTACGTCAAGATAAGCCCAACCCCCAAGACAACCCGTCGGCTTACGCGTATGGGGAAAACGGAGATAATAGCCGGGAAATATTCCAAGAAAGGCAGCATTACGCAAAGGTGGTATTCCCAGAGAATCTTTTGCCTAATTTTATGGATACCTGGGGCGCTGATCGCTTTTATGGCACCATAAATCATAAGGGGAATGTGGTGACGGTAGAAGAAAGCCGCCTTCGTCCCCTGTGGTATGGGAACGGTGGCACCCATTTTGCTTTAGATTTCGTGGCAGATGCGTGGGCGGATTTTTCCTTGCGCCTCCAGACCCTCGTAAGGAATGGGCAACTCTATGAGAACAGTCCATGGTCCCAACCCTTAGCTGGTAAAGGATGGGCTTCTCCGGCTTTGGAATATGAAAAATATATGTTTGATGTAGTGTACCCGGCTTTCAATGACGAGTATTTAAGCGCGCCAGGGAGAGCCCAGAAAATTCGGGGGGTAGATACTTTCTTACAAATCTTTGATGATTTTGTAGAGAACCTATTATCCCAAGCAGGACCCTTAACTTATTCTGGCTTTTTAGAGAGCAGTTATGTGAGTCCACTGTCCACCGGACTGATGGTCGAAATGAATACCGACGCTAAATATGATGAAGATTTTTCGAAAAGTTATATTTTCAAGGATTTAAATTTTGAGATGGTCGGGCGCATGGCGGCTCAATATGGGTTTGCGGTAGATAAGAATATTCCCTGGCGCTTCATCGCTGATATCCGCAGTCCCGCTATGCAGGAGTATATGTACGGGATAGAGCCCGACGGATTTTTACTCAACAATCTCCCTATCGATACTTGTGAGCCTTATTTTGGGGACCCGGAAAATGGCCCGCGGGCTTTTGGATACAGTAATGTACCCGGCATGGAAGATGTAGTCCGTCATGTGAATGTTTATTTTACGGAAGACGCCCAACCTCACACTGGCTACTTAGCCTATCAAGAGGTGAGGGGATCCACCCAGCAACGAGCATTTGAAATCTTGTTTTCAGTCGCCTATAACGAGGTGTGGGACCGAGATCCGGCAGAATTAACCACCTATCTATTGTCTTTTTATAATGCGCTGGTTGAATTTGAGCCCTTCTTTACGATGCGGGATACTTTCTCCCCCACCGCTCAGCGGTGCGGAGCCCAGACTGCCATAATTCATCGCCAGCCAGCCGATGCCACCACCTTCAATAAGACATATGGGGAGCGGTGGCTCTTAAAATCTCTTTATCTTTCCCGCGCTCGCGAGCGCCAACACACTTATTCTCCTTCCCAAGACGCTGCACGCCTTCAGAGTTTGTTTAATATATATGAGCTTTCGCCGTCTGACCGATTTGATCGAGCCCGCCGATACCTCCAGGAAAATTTTATAGGACCCTATCGATCCGCCGCATTAACATTAGACTACGTTGAAGGTATAATGATACCAGATCTCTACTAAAAGCGAGACCAATGATATTTCAGACCTTAGATGATAAGGACGAGTGTGTGGGAATTTATGCCGACAATACTCTGCTTTTTGACCCCGCTCATTTTCCTGCGGACTTATCTCAGACATGGAGATATGCTCCGTATCTGAGGGGGAATGACAACATAGAATATGCAAACTTATATTTAGAGGGGCGCTCCTTAGAATCCGTTTTGCCCGAATACCTTAAGGACGATTGGGATGATGTTTATAGTCGCCTACAGGCTTTTAGACGCTCTCTCAATATTGCACGTGTAGATTTAAGCGACACATGTTTTTATGATTTGGTGCCTACCCGTTTTCTCGTTGAATTGTGTGAGGTAAAGAATAAAATAACCCATCATGTTTTTGAGAGCACGCCCAAGCCTGCCCGTTATGACTTTTATAAAAAAATGCAGATGCTCGTATCGGAGATATCCCAGCACCCTGTTCGCATAGACAAGCGTCTTATCTCTTCATATGCTACCAATCCCAAGTATCATAATCAGTGTGGCAAACTTTTAGAGGGCTCGTCTTGTGTGTCCTACGATCTTTTTGGCACGAAGACGGGTCGGCTTACCACTACCAAAGGTTCGTTTCCCATCCTGACACTCAATAGGATTTTCCGGGATGCTATTCTTCCTCATAATGATTATTACCTAGAGTTCGATTTCAACGGGGCGGAAATCCGTACCCTTCTCGGATTGCTCGAAAGGCCGCAGCCCCCCGACGACATTCACCAATTCCACTTAAAGACTGTCTTTCCTCCGGGCACCACCCGAGAGGAAGCCAAAACTATGTTTTTTGCGTGGCTCTATGGCTCGCGAACTGCTGCGTCTCCCGAGGTAATGAAAAAATTAGAAGACTACTATCAAAAGGATAATCTCCTTGATAAATATTGGGATGGCACTCAGATCTCTACTCCCTACCACAAGATCATCCCTAATACTTCTGAACATCATGCTTTAAATTATTTAGTGCAGTCCACCGCCGCCGACTTAGCTCTTTTGCAATTTCTTAAAGTGGATCAACTTTTACGGACTCACGGCACCGGCACCCGTATTGCTTTCCTTATTCATGATGCAGTTGTTTTAGATTTCAAAAAGGAGGATGAACACCTAATTAATTCTATAGTTGAGTTAATGTCGTCTACACGATTTGGGTCTTTCAAAATTAACATGAGTAGTGGAAAGACGCTTGGAAAAATGAAAGGGATGAGTAATGGATAAAGTGATAGGTCTCGGGGAGATGGGGGTACGACTTGCTGAGGAACTTTCCGAGCACCCAGAATATCGCATCTATAAGATAGGGACACACCTCAAGGAGCGGGGCACTCTCGCTCTTGATCCCTGTGACAACATGGAAGAATATGAAAAGAATTTTGACGCAGAAGAGGCTTATATCTACCTGCGGTCCATCAAAGATGGGGACCACGTTCTGGTGGCCACCGGCGGCGGAGAGGCTATTAACGGTGTGTTGTTACGTCTTTTAGAAACTATCAGCCACGCTAAATTAAATGTACTGTATGTCTGCCCGGATCGTACCATGATGTCACACATCGAACGACGAGATGACAAGATAGCCTTCAAGGTGTTGCAGGAGTATGCCAGAAGTGGGATTCTGGAACAATTATTACTCGTAGACCGACCAACTGTTGAGTCGTATGTGGGTGATGTACCGATACAGGAGTACGAAAAAAGTGTAGCCCACCTTATCGCGTATGGGTTCGCTATGGTGAATTATTATAATCACACGGACCCCGTTCTTTCAACCTCCTTGGATACTACTCCATGGTCTCGCATGAGTTCTTTTGGACTCTCTTCGCTTGAGGAGGATCAGGGCGATGTAAGACTCTTCTTTCCCTTGTCCGAGCCCAACTCCTATCATTTCTTCTATGGTATCCCCGCATCGATGATGGAATCGGATGGCTCCCTTATGCAGAAGATCAAATCCCACGTAAAGCGTTATAAAACCGAGACTGCTTCTGCGAGCTTCTCCGTGTACGAAACTACATTTGAAAATATAATGGTATTGTGCGCTGGATACACAGATAAAATTCAGGATTTTGCCCAACACTCTTGATTGCCGAATCTAACTTTTTAGACTATTTAGAATAGTTAGCTTTATGAGATCAATAGGGAGAATTCCGTGAATAAGCGAAAAGGTTTTTTGTTAGCGTCCTTTCTTACTACAGAGGAGGACCAGCAAATTCACGATGAAGTTCAATTTATCGCTGATCATCTTAATTTGACGGCTCCTTATATTTTCTTATTGCGGAATGTTAGCGACCCATCGAAGAAAATTTTAACCTACAATGCTCAGACTGAACGGGGGAAAAGTTTTAACCCTCGTCTGTACACGATGCGCCTGCACCGCAAGAAGCAGACCAATACCCTCTATACAATCAACGCTCTCAACCTGGCCTTAGCGATGGAGCACGAGGGAGCAACCGGTCGGCACCTGAAGTTGGACTGGGAAAAATACACCAATACGATGCTTCTCACCCAAGGAAAAAAACTTCAGACTTATCCTATTGAAGTCGTAAAGATTTTTAAAATAGAAGACTCGCCGGAAGAAAATTAACTTTACACCCTCTCCTGATGTGGTATAGTAGATACACGGTCAACTAACCAGTAAAGGAGAAACACATGGGTATTGATCTTGCAAAGATGCGGCAGAAGCACGCTGCTCTTACGACCCGAGGAGGCGACTCTTCAGACAACTTTTGGAAGCCAGAGGAAGGCACGCACCAGTTGCGACTTGTCTGTCCGCCGAATGGCGACCCTTTCTTTGAGGCGTATTACCACTACGGCATGGGTGCCGAAGGTAAGACTACAGTCCTCAGCCCACGCAC